GAAATAATAAATATATTTAAAGAAAAGAAAGACTTTGTGGAGAACAGATATACTCCGGTTCTTGATACTCTAGTTAATACTAAAAAAATAAGTCCTGCAACACGCACAATTGTAAAGCGCAGCTTGATAGATTTAAACATGCAACTTAAAGGAGGCACTATAGCATTTACTCTTGCTGATAGAGCTTTAATGGACGGTAACATAGACGAGTTTGTAAATCAGCTAACAGGCAACTATAAAAAAGATGGAAAACCTTCTTTCTCATTTGAAGAAGGGGCTACATATGAAGGTCCTACTGCGTATGTAACACAGATGGCAGGAAAAAACAAAGACATATTAGATAATAGAAATAGAGCTATAAATCATGGCAGTATGATAAAAGATGCTCTTGCCAATGACAAAAAAGATACTTCATGGATAGATAACATAGGTCCTTTGTCTCAAAGCATACCTAAGCAAGATTTAACATCACAACCATTACAGCAAACATATACACCACCACAAGCACCAACAGCAGATGATATTCGTTTAGCAGGTGGACTAGATAATTTTGTTAAAAGCACTTTACCTTCAGGAGCAGAACAAAGAACAACAGGACTACAAGATTTACCTGTAGGTGTGTCTATAGAAGCTGATGGGCAGTTTACAGGGACAGGAGGATTAGGCGCAGTGCAAGCACCTCGTGTGGGAACACCCATAGTAAAGAGAGACTTTTTAGATCCAAACATGGCTATGTCTAGGCGAGAAGAACTGAGCAACCCTAGAGCATTTAGAGGTCCTACAGGAGCAGGACTAGGACCTATGATGACTGACGATGAAAAAACAGCTTTAGATTTAGCGAGAGGTTATAGTGATCCTTATGGAGGTATAAGATTTCAAGAGCGAGGTAAACCTGATATAGATCCTTCACAGCTTCAGCCTTTTAGTGATTCTATTATAGATCAAACAGAGGCTATGCTTGGCGAGACAGAAGCTAGTGGAACATTACCACAGATGGATACAACATCTCCAAAGAAACCTACCACTCCGTTTACACCTTTAGGTAGACCCTCTGACATATCACAGCTAGTGAACAAAGCTGCTAAAGACGCAGCAAAAGAAGCTGTTCAAGAAGCTATTTCTTTTGCACCGAAGACACCAAAGAAAACCAAGCCAAAAGCAGAAGCAGAGGAAACTATTAGTCAGCAAGAGTACAAAAAGCGTGTAGCTGATGCAACGAGAAAAGAAAACGAAAAAGCAAGAGATAGAGCCGATAAAGCTAGAGACAGTGTGTTACAACAAGGAGGCAGTGTGCAAGAAGCATTTGATGCAGCACAAACAGCCTTTACAGGATTTACACCATCAGGAGAGTTTGTGGGAGCAACAGATCCTGGCACAGCGGCAATGAACAGATTTAGTAAGGGTGGTTTAGCCTCTAAATCTAAGAAAACTAAACCAAAGAAGCGTGACACCAAGAAAGGTCTTGGTGGTAGAATGGCTACCTGATGAAAATCAGCCCCAACAAAAGGAGTAAATATTATGCCAGAGTTAGAAAACGTAGAAAAAGTAAAAGTAGCAGGGTTTGTTGATCCACGCCCACGCAAAAACAAAAACGCAGAGCGTATCAAAAAAGACGAGGAGGAGCTACAAGCACTTCTCAAAGCCAAAGAGCAAGGTGGAGAACCTGCTGAGGAGGTCAAAGAGGTATCTGATACTAAGGAGGCAGACGAAACAAAACAAGAGGATCAGAATCTTTCAAAAGAAGAGCAGTCTTTTAAGAAGAGATACGGTGATCTACGGAGACACATGGCAAGCAAAGATAAGGAGACTGAGGAGAGAATCAAAGCTCTTGAGGATCAGCTATCAAAAGCTACTCGAAATGAGTTGGTACTACCCAAGTCTGAAGATGAAATAGCTGAGTGGACTAAAAAATATCCTGATGTTGCAGGTATAGTAGAAACAATAGCTGATAAAAAAGCCAAAGAAAGATCAAACGATCTTGATAAAAGGCTTGAGAATATTGAAAAGATGAGAGTGGAGGCAGTAAAAGAGAAAGCTGAGGCTGAACTTATGAAACTGCATCCTGACTTTTCACAGATAAGAGAGGACGACAAGTTCCATGATTGGGCAGAGGATCAGCCTAAGTGGGTACAGGACGCTCTCTATGAGAATGTTGATGATGCTAAGTCTGTTGCACGAGTTATAGACTTGTACAAAATAGATGCAGGTATCACAACTAAAAAGGGCGATGGTAAAAAGTCTGCAGCCACTGCTGTGAACACTCGCTCTAAGGCTTCTCCGACAGCAGACGAGTCTAACAACTACATTAGGGAATCCCAAGTAGATAAAATGTCAGACAAAGAGTATGCTAAAAATCAAGAAGCCATAATGGAAGCGATGCGAACAGGTAAGTTTGTATATGATTTATCTGGTGCAGCACGATAAAAAAGTGTTGACAAGGCATTTTTTCTAAATATAACTAACACGTACAAACATATATTGTCTGACTACCTACGACAAGTATAGACCCATCTCATTTGAAATCATGTAATCAAATAGCGATGCAACTCTAAAAAAGCGTAGCCTCTGATAGCAAAGTGTTTAGTTCTTAACCTAGCCAAGAGGAGGATTTATCATGGCTTTTTCAAGTGCTACAGGCTATCAAAATTTACCCAATGGTAATTTTAGTCCTGTAATATATTCCAAACAGGTACAACTTGCGTTCCGTAAGTCAACTGTTGTTGGTGACATCACCAATTCCGACTACTTTGGGGAGATTGCTAATCAGGGCGATACAGTCAGGATTATCAAAGAACCTGAAATCTCAGTCAAGTCTTATACTCGTGGCACACAAGTCACAGCGCAGGATCTTGACGATGAAGACTTTACCCTTACTGTGGATAAGTCTAACTACTATGCTTTCAAAATGGACGACATTGAGGAAGCACACAGTCATGTAAACTTTATGCAACTCGCAACCGACAGAGCTGCATACAGACTAGCTGACCAATATGACCAAGAAGTTCTTGGATATATGGCAGGTTACGCACAGTCAAGTTTACACTCCGTAGCTGACGCTGTTAATACGTCTGTTAGTGGTAGCGTTGCAGTTTCTACTGCAGGTACAGATGAACTTCTTACTTCAATGAAGTTAAGGAAGGATTCCTTTGCCAGTATTACCACATCATCAGCAGGGGATCACTCAATCCCTGTCCAAAATCTAGCACCAGGTGCAACATCTGTATCAACTGCAGCTGTTACTCCAATGGTTATTATTAACCGAATGGCTAGACTGTTAAATCAACAGCAAGTTGATACACAGGACAGATGGTTGGTTGTTGACCCAATCTTCATGGAACTTCTTGGTGACGAGAACTCCAAGTTGGTAAACGCTGACTTCAACGCAGCCGAACTAAAAAATGGACTTGCTCTAACTAGCCTTGGAGGTTTTAGACTATACGTGTCTAGCAACCTACCTGCTGTTGGAACAGGAGCAGGAACATCAGGCACTGCAAACCAAAATGCTAACTTTGGTGTTATTGTTGCAGGTCATGGTTCTGCTGTTGCGACTGCTGAACAACTCAGCAAAACTGAAACATACCGTGACCCTGACAGCTTTGCTGACATCGTGCGTGGTATGCACTTATATGGTAGAAAGATCCTCAGACCTGAGGCAATCGTGACTGCCAAATATAACGCAGCTTAAGGGGGGATTTTACAATGGCTACAGTTTCTTCATTAGTTGTTAGTGCTAGAGGTGTTGGAAACCCAAGTAGGAAACCCTACATGGTTCAAACTACCCTAGACTTTTCAAACTCTGCTATCAGTGGACTATCTGCAGGGGACATCGTACAAGCGATAACTATCCCTACTGATACTTGTGTGCTATTCGCAGGGGCTGAAATGATCGCATCAGTTCAATCAGGTGCTGATGGCAACACTGTTAACTTAGGTATAACAGATGTTGATCAGTACATAGCAGGAGCAGACATTGATGATGACTCTGCTATTCTGTCATCAGGTATAGGTTATCTTACACCTGCAACAGAAGCAGGAGTTCCTTTCTTTGTAGGTGCAACTGCTGACACGCTTGATCTTGAACTACAGGCTACATCGACTGCTCCAACAGAAGGTAAAATCCGTATCTTTGCAGTGCTTATGGACATGTCTCCAATGGGCAACGAAAATACAGTGCATTTTGCTGCTGATGGTGCCT